GGCGGGGACTAAGCCCCGCCGTTGGTCTTCTTGATACTCTTGCGCCAGAACTTACTGACCGTCTGATACTTCTGTTTGATCTCTTCTGGAAGGTCGTACCCTTTGCGCTCCTGCCATTTGCCCGTGATGAACCAGTTCCCGGCGAGTATTTTTTCTTTCCCCGAAACCGCCGTTTTAACCATGTCATCCAGTTCGTCATACTCTTTGATGAATGCCTTGAGTTCATCCATCCGGTCGAGCCAGTCCGAAAGTTCCGTTGTGTCTATCTCAACCTCTTTGCCTACATGGTCAGGGAGGCAGATGTGAGCGTATGGGCAGTTATCGCAATACATGGGGTCATTGATGGGGTCTGGCAGAGTTCCGGCAGCGACGTGCCTATTGATCTCTTCGGCACGTTTCAGCGTTTCCTCTCCCAGGTCGTAGTCAACATCCATCCATATCTCTTTACGCGCCCCGGAATTTTTGTCCTTGAAGAGCAGGACACCCCGTTCATGTTCGCCCATCAACAGGTAGAGGTTTAACTGTGTCGGGTATTTGCGGAGGTATCCATATTTCCCGTGGAGAAGATCGTCAAGGGTATTGATGGACTTAAAGACATACGGCGATGAACTCTTGATATCGAAGGGGTAGACAACGCCATCAATAAGCACCTTGCCGTCGATGTGTCCGGTTATCTGATACTCCTTCCATTCGAAGGCGCGTTGCTGTTCGATGATCTGGATTCCCGCGTCCTGCATCTCGCGGATGAAAATACGCTCGATCTCGTTACCCAAATCAAAGATGTCCTGTAACCCAACCGAGTGGAGTGCCTTCTCCTGCCATCTTGTCCGGTTCAGGACGTGATACTTGACACATGGCAAGCCGAGGTCGGAAGCACGGTTCGTGTTGACGGGAAACTGTTTGATCTTTAGGGCTTTGGATTCAAGAACCTTCTCAATTATCATTGGCTAACCGTCTTGTCCCGGCAAGCGTTCCTGGGAGGGTTCTTCTTTGAGTCTCAATGCTTCGATGTCGTTGCCGAACTTGGAAGCCTTGTAGGTGATGACAACCGGGATCGCGCCGTTTTTCGCCGAGTTTGCTTCTTTTGCTATGGCTTCGCTGAATGTCCCGTAGTCGCTCCCGTCATCACACTTGATGGTGTATTTCGTGAAGTCCTTGCCGTTTTTGGATTTCCCATCTTTCTTCCGAACATCGGTAACGTTGACAGTGATGGTGACAGCTTCCTCTGATGTTATTGAGTCCTGTTTCTTCCCGTCCTTCTTGTAGTCAATCCCGGCAACCTGTTCCTGGGTTATCCCCGCAAACTCCTTGAGGTCATCCCATGTCAGGTTACGGATACCCAACAGACGGCTGATACCGTTGCCGATGCAGTTTGTATATGCCGCTTTCTTCACATCTCCCGCGTCGATCTCGGATGCAGGGAGTTCCGTTTTAATACCCTCATTCCATCCGTACCGCTTAAAGAACCCATCCTTCGATGATCGTGTCCCTATTGCTTCGATGGTCGCCCCCGCCAGAGTGAAATACCCTTTGTAGGTGTAGTCGAAATGCCCACCTTCAAGGTTCTCCTTGACGGGTTCGCTAATGCGCCATGATATACCGAAGATGCGCCCGACCTTCTCAGCACCGCTCACCTGTAGGTACGGGTTGCCGTTCTGGTTCGTCCAGTCCTTTGGGTTTGTCGCTTTCAACGCTGCCCTTTTGATCTTGACAAGGGCATCAACCCTCTTCTCCGCCTGTTCCGCCAATGCGACCAGGGTATAGTCGCTCACCGGAGCAAGCGTGTCCTCGTGTTCGATTACCGCAGGTACAAAATCCATCATCTCTGCCATATCTCATCCGCCTCCATCAATGCGCTTTTTATATCCTCGTACTGGTCTGCCCGGTAACAGTCCTCATCGGCTGGGTATTTTAAGCACGGGCACTCTTCCTCGCCGGGATCTAAGAATGATTCACCCTTAACCTTAAGACCATCACATCCCCTACAGAATTTGTCGTCTCCCTCGATCGCTTCCAGATATATCCTCGCCGCATGTGAAAGTTCCCTCTGTGTCTTAAGCATGACCGTCCACCATCCTGTAAACGGCGTATCCGTTATCTCTCCGGCTTTCGATGGCGTACCCCTTCTTCCGCAGGTTGCATATTCTGCTCGCTAGCCTGAAGCACCCGAAGGCGTTAAGTGCCTGCCTCGGTGACAACTCTTTTCCCTCGTCAAGCCACCGAAGGATGTTCTCTTCCTGTGTTTTATGCATTGTTTTGTCCTCTCAAATCTGCTAAAATAAGCGTTTGGAAGTAATGGTTTCTTGCGTCCCCCCTGCCCTGCACGGCGGGGGTTTTTTTCTGCTCGCTCCACCTTCCTGACCTGTTGATGTGCCTCCTCCTCGCCTCAACTATTGACTGCATCAAATACGCCCCCTTCGACCATCTGGTTGATTTCTGAAACTATCCACAATGACCTGTTGCCGATCTTGGGCGGTTTTGGAGCGATGCCCTTTGCTATCCAGGCGTACCAGGTCGCTGAAGTTATCCTGAAAGTTTCAGATGCTTCCCGCGCTGTGATGAAAACTCGGTCCTCCATCACTTGTTCTCCAACACTTCCCGTAACCGCTGTTCCTGCCACTCACGCTCGGCGGCCCTTGCGGCGGCTGTTGCGGCGTCCCTTGCGGCGGCTAGTTCCTCTTCCGTCGCCTCGCCCATCGCATATCTACGGCTTATTCCAATGGCCTTTCGTGGCCTGTCATCGTCAGGGTATTCGTCCTCAAAAATATGAAGTACATGTTCGGCGTAATCACAGGCTAATAGGCGGGAAAACTTCTCCGCATCATCGCAGGTGCGGAGTGCCCATAGCGCATCGTCTAGGCCGTTGGTGTTCAGAATCTGCAACAGCGTTATCGGTGTGTCTTTGCCGTAGGTTTTAATCCCACCCAGCGCCTTGGCCAAGAATCTATACCGCTCCTTGCAAGCCCCAGCATCGTGAAGTAACCTAAAGCTCGTCGTTGGCATCACCGGCTCACTCATCCCCTACACCTCCTCTTCCGTGTCTGCAATCAACCCCAAGTCTTTCGCCCTGTGTGACTTGACCGCATACGGCATGATGTCCTTTTGAATCTCCGCAAACTCCGGCTCATCGCAATCCAGGCAGGCGACATGAGCAAGGATCTGATACACGATTTTTATGTCAACTTTGACTCCCTGACTCCCGCACCACAGGGGCCAGCAGGCAAAATCCACGTTGGCACCCCGCAGGTTGGCACGGCACAGGTTGGCACCCTGCAGGTCGGCACCCCGCAGGTTGGCACGGCACAGGTTGGCACTCCGCAGGTTGGCACCCCGCAGGTCGGCATAGCACAGGTCGGCATAGCACAGGTCGGCATAGCACAGGTCGGCACCCCGCAGGTCGGCACGGTACAGGTTGGCACCCTGCAGGTCGGCACGGTACAGGTTGGCACCCTGCAGGTCGGCACGTTCCCCGCCCTCTACCCCGACTAGCCATTTTCTGTGCTTCTCAAGAACCTCTTGTATATTCATCCCCAAACCCTCCCTATGCCTTTCATCTGTTGGCTTTGTGCCATTTATCCGTGTTCGTTTTTGATTTTGCAGACAATTTCGCAATTTCCGTGGCGTAATTCAACGCCTTAACGATCATTTCTGCATCATATGCCATCCAGCACATGCAAATTACATTCGGCCCTCTCATTACCCAAGCTTGCATCGGTGGGTCTATGTCTGGTGGGCATAATTCCACGTTATATCTCACCCCGTCACCCTCCTTATACACTTATCTACGTACCCCCGTGCATTGCCACTGTAGTGTTTCAACGCCCCGTCAATGTCGCCGTAGCGGTCTAGTAATGTCCTCACAATGTACGCTCCTGCCTCTATGGATGTTTCCGGGTCAAGTAAGTCCGCCTCACACGTGGCTATCCCTGCCTCCGTGAGAGCATCCCCCCAACAGCACCACCGTATCTGTGTAAGTCCCACCGCACCGCAGTTTGATCGTGCGTCCGACCTCCCCGATGACTCCTGCATGACCATGCCTGCCAACACAATCTGTGGCACACGGTACTTTGCGGAGTAGTAGACACTACCCACCGTGCAAAGTTAGGGGCGTCAGCGTGTCTGTATCGGCTGAATAGAGTGGCAAGTGCCTCCACATCAGGACTTGAGTCCACCGCTTGCTCGATGCCGTGACGGACTCCGGCGTTGTAGGCGAGTGTGGTGTCACGGGCGTATGCGTCCTTGAGGTCGGTTAGTTGATGGTCAATGTAGATATTTATGCCAAGTTGCCCCCAAAGACAGAGGACGATAAGGACAAACCATCCCTTACGCATCGTCAGCCTCCAGTTTGGCGAGGGCGGATTTGATTATTTCGTGAACATCAAGCCCCAATCCGCCCCTTCTATTGAGTGCCTGAAGAACCTCCACCACCTCAAGGAGAGCGGGGAGATTGTTGCGGAGAAGGGTGATTAGTTCGGCGTCGGCTTCGTTATTAAAATCCAACACGGTATTTTCACACCCATCCACATAAGAACTTATAACCATTCCTCCGTTTATTGCTTCAAGCATTGTTTTTTCCCCATCTTTAGGCCACCATGCCCACGGCCCCGGTGTCGCCTTCGCCTGTAACTCCTTCAACACCCTGAACTTAATCTCTCTCATCTACTCCACCTCCACGGTCTCACTTGGTTTCCGGTCGCCGATGTCGCCGGACGCTACCAGTTCATACCATCGCTCGTACTGTTTCGCCTTCGCAATGTCTTCCAAAGTGTCCCCCTTCTCCCCGGCACGGAAGCGGTATTTCAGCGCGCATCCACGGCAGTAACCGCAAAACTCTTCCGGCGTTGAGACGGCGTAGATCATGTCGATGCATTCGATGCCGAGGCTGACGTAGTGCTTCGGGTGAAATACAGGGTCAGTCATATCCCACACCTCCCTGAATTCCGGGCATACTCCAACTCTGGCTGATAACGCCGTTGTAGTTCCTCCAACAACGCTTCCGCCTTCTTGAATTTCTCCTTGTAAAACTCCACCAGTTCGACCAACTGCTGTACCTGTAAGTCCGTCCTGTTCATGTTCTGCCGGAGTTCAGCGCAGTGTTGCCGGAGTTCAGCGTTCTCCGCTTCAAGTTTTTCGATGAGCATTATTTCGCCGTGCATTAAGAGACCCCCTTTGCTTTGGTGATGGCTTTGTTAATTCGGTCTAATACCATTCCCCGATTAGACCATTCTATTTCTCCACATTCACCGTCAGGATGGGTTATATGGGCCCTCCCACTTCCAAGCGCGTTTTCAGGCAAGGGGGATATTATTTTCTGTACTTCCTCCAACACCTCCACGAGTTCCTTGACTACATCTTCTCGGATATATCTGCACGACTCTTGTGCTGAAAAGGCATCTGCTATGTCCCCTAAGGGTTCCCTGAATGCGATTGCTGTGGATATTTCGGGGAACCCATCTACGTCTGCGTGGCCAAAATCTATCAACACACACTTGGGAAACTTATCCTGTATCATTTAGGACACCTCCTCATATTCTTCCGTCTCCAGATTGAGCCTTTCGATGGCGCACCCTTTCAGACCTTCTCGCTCGGCGTACCTGCGTGCGGACTCTTTAACCTCGTGCCACGTTACGGAATCCCGGCAGGTGAGCCTGTATGGGAACGCCTTGCAACCACGGTCTTTAATTTGCTTTTTCGCCATCTCAAAACCCCCCGAATGCGTCGCTGAATACGCTCTCGGATGAACGTTTAGATCTGACCTTCACGGGTGACGCACTCCCTGAAAATGTCATCGTCTTGCCTTCGTAGTGGAGCGAGTAATGCCGTCCGTTCTGACCTCTGCGGGTCTTTGCGACCGAACATATAATCCTGGGAGTTGAGTCAAAATTAGGCATCCCGTCCTCTGTGGTCGGAGCCTTGTCCTTGAAGAGTTCCAACACAACATCCGCCAATCTGCGTATTGACCCTCCGCCGAGTCCTCTTCCCGTTCCGACATCGCCGTTCCGCTGATTTGACAAGGCAATGTCGGACATCTGATTCAGCACCAGGAACGCACATCCCATTTCCGACTTCCATCTCCGAAGGGCAGCCGTGACACCACGCGCCGCGTCCAGTTCGTCTTTGAATCCCGCGACCGCTGTCAGATAATCGAGTACCACGACCGCAGGGGCTTCCGTCTGAATGACTCGCTCAAGGTCGCTGATGGTGTAATCGCCATCGACCACCCGGAACAGTCCGGCATCCCGCTCGTTGAGAAGATCGTTCGCCTGTTTGTATTCCGAGGAATCCGCTTTGATCGCTTCCAAAATCTGCATTTCATTCATCTGGATGATGGGCATGAGCCTCCGAAGATTGACCTGGTACGCAGGCATGTCCAGACTGACAAACAGGACTTTCCTTCCAACCTCATGCAGGTACGTGTCAACGGCTTTGAGTGCGAGGGATGTTTTCATGCTCCCCTCTCCGCCGACAAGGGAAAGAATTTCGCCGGGAAGTATGCCCCCGGACATTTCGTTATCAACGGCGGTTATCCCTGTCCGCAAAACTGGCAGACCGTCCCATGACCTGACCTGCTGTTCGTATGCCTCCTGATGCAGGGTAGGGTCAGTAACCGCTATCCTCTCCGCCGCTGAACATTCCCTAATGAGCCTGTGTGATTCTCCGGTAACGTCCGTGATGACCTTGCTCTCATTGATGGCGAGTCTGTAAATCTGCGTGGCCCGGTCAATTAACTGTCGCCTGACGGCTTTTTCCCTGACGATGGCGACGTGCCGTTTGAAGGTGCTCATGACGGGGATCGCATCAATGAATGTCGCCGTATCTGACTGGTCGAAATTGCCGAGCGACATGAGAATCACTTCATCAACCGGGTTGTCCCTTAACGCTTGTACCTGAATTGCCTTGAACGCCTGACGCGATTTGCCGTCCTGAAAGTCATCAACGGTCAAAGTCCGGGCGGCGAGTGAAAGGGATGCGGGATCTAAAAGACATCCACCGATGACCGCACGTTCTGATTCAAGGCTCATCGGGACGGGACGGTCTTTGCTCACGCGGATACCTCCATAAAGTAGGCGTACCAACATGCGCCGTCCATTTTGACGTTGCGGCACATCCCACATTTAGAGGTATCGTTACACCGTCGGGAAATCCAACCATGTCTTACTGCGGGACACCAACCCTCATCGGCAAGTTCATCACACGCTAACTTCAACGCCTTCTCAAGGTGTTCAACGTTCATCACGCCTCCACCTCGACAAACTCGATCTCGTCGGTTTCGATGGGGTCAGGAGTGGAGTCGAAGTCTTCACGGTTCAGGAACGTCGCCGGGTAAGGTGTCTTGTCAATCGGCCTTTTCTCCGCCTTGAGATTAGCCAAATAGACTCCGATGTTCTTAAGCACCCTGTTGCAATCGTCCGGCGTGTATTTCAAGGGGAACAACTTTTCAAATGCCTTGAGTGCTTCACGCTTGGCGATCTTGCGGGGATATTGAGGCCAGAATTGCTCATTGAACGCTTTCTCAATCTGAGCCTTCATGATCTTGGCCTTTTCAGAAAGGTCGGGTTTGTCTTTTTCAACGTCTTCCCCACAAGGATCTTCTTTGACGGTATGGGGGAATCTGGAATCAGGAATCAGGTTAAGGGAATCAGGAATCAGCGTGCAACGTTGACCCGAACTTGAATCAACGTTGACTTGACTTTGACTCAACGTTGACTCAACGTTAGAAAACCCTTGTGGTGCAGGGATTTCAGAGGCAACCTCTTTATAATGAGGGTTCTGATGTTTAAGGAAGTTCTTTATTTGAACGAATCTCTTTCCGTCAACTATGTATCGAACAAGAAACGAACTTGATTCAAGTTCGGTCAATAATGAATCAACATCGACATTCTCATAAGGGAATATCGAAGCCTTTATCCTTTTAGCCCTGTCCTCCAGGCGACCTTCCCTGTCAGCAAGACACCACAAGCCTATAAAGAGCAGTCTGGCATGACAGGAACATTCCGCTAAATCCTCGTTCAGGAAGAACCCCGGCTTAATGTTTCGTGATCTCGCCACTGCGACACCCCCAGGTAAAGGCGGGGACTAAGCCCCGCCGTTG